GATGTATGGTATCCTTAGGAATATATTGTATATTATTAGAATCAACTGATAAAGATATTTCAGAATTAATAATCTTATCAATATTTTTATTAGAATTAATGAAAACAGAGTATATAGATATGTTATCCATGGGTTCTCTTTTATAGTTGTGTTCAATATTTTGTATTAGCTGTTGTTCATTAATCCAAGAATCGTCTAAACTATCATCGATATAATCATTATTAAAATCATTAACATTTTCTTGAATAATAGATATGGTCATGTTATTTTGAATATTAATATATAAAAAAAGAAAATATTAAACTAATAAAATACTTTGTGTAAAAATAAGTTAAATATTTTACAATAAATTATATGTTTCGGAACCGCAAAAAATGTAATCTAATTAATTGAAAATAAAAATAGATGTAAATTCTATTTACTTCAATTACGATAACAGTTTAATTATCTTCCTAATTATAAAAACTAACTACTATAAAAATCATAAAAAGAGTTAATAAAAACCCAAATACTATTATGTAGAAAGTTAAATTCCAAAAAAAAGAGTAGATATAATAACTTCCCCCTTTCCGTATTGTTAGATTACCGAAACAGCAACCTATACTATAGGTTTTTCTTATCGTTTAAACTTTTATATATTGTATATAATGTATATAATGTAATAAACTAGTTTTATAAAATTGAAAAATAATAATGTTATAAAACACAAGTATAATTAATAAAAATGGGTAATAATAAAGAAGATGTTACAACAATATGTATCCCTCGCGTGGATATGAAACAGCCTCGTGAATATATTTTAAACAAATTGGCAAAATTAGAAATAGGTAATATACAAAAGATGTTTGAAATCCCTTTACGTAATGATACAAATTATAAACGGATAATTATAAAATTAAAGTGTAATTTAAATAGTAAAAATTCTCAACAAATGATTAATCATTTGAATGAAAGTGGAACCGCAAAGTTGGTATATGATATGCCTTGGTACTGGAAAGTATGTTTAGCTCGTTAATATGGACTAATAATATCTTTCAGTTGTGGTGATAAATGATTAATAAGTTCTTTAATATATTCTTCATTATTATTTTTTTTCCAATAAAAACATAACAAACAACACCACCATTTATTTTGGTTTTTTTCAGCGTATGTAATTTCTTTATTAAATATAGTATCCATAACAGTATATGCGCTCTGTAATTCCATAATATCATTTTTAACCTTTTCTTTAAGAGTGTATAATTGATTTAATCGTAAAACTTCTTTTTTATTATAGTTCTCATGTTCTTCTTTACCATTAGAATTATTGTATGCTGCGGATTTTTTAATTTGATTAATTTGTTCTTGTCTATTCCATTTAAAATGGATATATTGTATTTCATTCTTTATATCACACAGTTTGTCAATTAAGCCTCGTTTGAGCATTTCAGTTTTTTTGATAACAGAGAAAATATTAATATGTGATATAATAGGAAAAATAGATTTAACTTCAGGAGGTATAATAACAGAATTAGTTAATTTGTATTCTGTAATTCTATCTTCAACTTCATTAAATTTTGTAAGAATTAATTGTGATATTTCAGATTCTTTTTTCATAATCATGATTTTACTAGATGTAAGTTCTAAAGAAGTTTCAATATTATCAAACAATGTAGCTAAAAGTAAGAACATTTCAACCGAAGATTCATATTTTAAAAAACTAATCATAGATATAAATAAAGTAACTGCAGCATTAAGACCAGATATGATACCATTATTAACATCGTCACAATCAAAGAAAGGAGAAGCAAATGTAATACATGCGGTAATCAAAAGTGCTGGAAATACTAATAAATTAAGTTTTTGTTGTGTAATATTTTTAGATTGTATGTATAAATTTTTTTGTCCTTTAATAAATGTGCTTAATATATCAAGTTCATTTGCGTATTTATCAACAAAGTAATTAGAGTAGAATTTTTTAATGTATCGTTCAATATCATGTGTTTTAAATTTTTTATATTTACTTTGTTGATGAATAGTTTGGTTAATATCAGTACGAATATCACTATCACTATCAATATCACTATTATCGTTACTATTATTATTACTAACATGTTGGCTACTATCTAGTATAGATAAAACCGGACTATTTCCTTCGTAATAATCATAATTATTATCTGTAAAAAAATGTTCATTTTGATTTTGATTCTGTAGTCTATCTAAGTCAAGCTTAGATAATGTAACAAAATGTTTATTTGTGTAATCTTGTAGTATATTTTCTTCTTGTATATTATCTTTAGAAAATGGAATATCACTTTTAACAGTAATCATAACAGGTTTTTTATAAATATCATTAGAACTACTATTGCTTTCGTCTGATGAACTATTGCTACGTACTGGAAAAGGTTTATAAATATCAGGTCTAATATTAATATTGGGTGTAATATCAAATTCATTTTTCATATCAACATCAATATTATTAACATCGGAATTTTCAATAGAATTTTGTGAAATATCAGTATAATTCATAATAATAAATATATATATAAGTATTTTTAAATTTAAAAAATTGAATAGTTAATAATAAATAAATGTTATTATTAATCAATAAATATGGCAACACAAATATCAACAGAAACAAAAATTTATAAGAAACAATTACGTTTATATAAAAAAAGTTTGCGAACACAGTTATTAACAAGTCGCTTTACAACAGAAACATCAGTAGAGAATGAATTATATCGTAAAAAATATAAAATGTCAGGATGTGTATATTGTTCTCCAGACCCAATCTCAAAAACAATTTTACCAGACTCAAATATGTTTATATTAGAAATGAACAATGACACAAATAAAATTATAGGTATAGGTTTAATAAAAAATCGCCCAATTTCAAGTAAATTACGAGTATATAATAATGGAAATTATAATAGGTATGTTTATATTGGAAAGTATCGTATATCTCGTGATGAAATGACATCGGAGGAGCAATTAGTAATGAAAATATTTGATATATTATGTTTTCATGGAAATAAACACATGAAACGTGGTCAAGGATTAAAAAGTTTTCCAGTAGAATTATTATTTAAGTTATCAAAAGAATTAGATTTGATAAATTATATAGGTAAAATGTTTAAAAGTAGATTATTACAAATAGAAAATGAAAACAATTAAATAACAAGAATAATATATAAAAGTTTTTTATATTATATATAAATGAACGAATCAGTAAAACAAAATGAAAATATATATGATGTAAAATCTTATAGTGATAATGAATTATATGATATTTTAGATTTAACTAATCCATCTGATCGTGAATTAGAAGCTAAGATATTATTATTAATTGATAAATACTCATCAGAATCAAATACAGAATTAAAAACATTTTTTGAAGATATATATAATCATTTTTTTGAAGAGAGTGATGTAGATAATTCATTAATAGAAGAATCAGATGAAGATATAGATGAAATAGAAGATAAGACAAATAATATAATATTATCAGAATTAAATAATGCGAATTATTTGGATACAAGTAAAGATAGATATGATAAGGTAATCACATATTCAAAAGATTTAGAACATGCTTCAGGGCAATTAAACCCATTATTACAACAGACAGTTCAACGTGTAATAACAATTGATAGTCAATATCGTCCAGACAAACGAACACCACCAACAGATTTTACAATAAATTTATCAGAACCATTAAAAGATATAGTATCAATAAAATTATATTCCGTAGAGATACCATATACATGGTGGACAATAAAAGATGGTTTTGGTAGTAATTTTTATATATTGAAAGGAAATGTTCCGGGGATAGATAATGGTAATCATGATTATCAAATAGAAATAACCCCTGGAAATTATAGTCCAAGTGAATTAGCATTAGAATTAAATGAATCAATTACAAAATTAAAAAACGTACATACAGATGTAAGTTTTGGTGCGACTTCAATTGATTATAATAAATATAATTCAAAAATAACAACAACAACTGAAATTTATAAACAGTATAATGAAATGTCTTATACATTAAATTTTCCAGGATGGACAACACCTGATCCCGTAAATGATATAAATTATTTTCCAAATCGTATATTAAGTATTCCTAGTTTTCTTGGATTTAAAAACCCGTCATATTCATTTTTTAAATTGGATGGTATGAATGAATTGCCATTGACGACATCACAAGATACTAATACAAAATATTTGTTGAGAAGTACAAATAATTTTTTTACAGTAGAAAAATTTATTCGTGTTCCAAATAGTACAGAAGAGATAATAGACAAAACAATTATAGTAACATTAACACTGCCAATAAATGTATCTTATACCCGTTTGTCTTTATTTTTGAATTTACAAGAGGTTATATTAAATAATGAATTTTTAAGTATAGAATCGGGAATAAGACGTATAAATAAAGAAAATAACTCTTATTTTGAACTTAAGATAAAACCAAACCGCAATACAACAAATAATTTACCAAATTCAAAGATTCGTATTAAATTTCCTACAGAAGAGATAACAGTTCTAACTCCTCAAAAAATATGGACAGGTATGTCTTCAAGTTTCAAATTTACAGACTTGAATACAGTAATAAATGATATTCGTTCAGAAATATCTCCATTAACACAACAGAGTGATCAATTTACAGTAACAACCTCACCATATATACATATAAAAAGTATAGTAACCGGCTATGATGTAAGTATAAATGATTATAAGATAGATATACCAAATACAGATATATCATATAATGTAACTACTTATTTGGATGCTATAAATAATAGATTAGTAGATTTAAGTATGGGTGAAATATCAAGTTTATCAAATATGTCAATAGATTTATCTGGTCGTTGTAAATTACAATTGGATATATTACGAACAATAAATAGTGATAAATATAGGTTAGATTTATCAGAATCAATATTAAATTCAGTATTAGGGTTTGAAAGTGCTAACTTAGTTAATGGTACTAATACATTTACATCAACAATTCCTTTACAGAATAGTTATACAACACAAACTAATAAAATATTAACGGTTTCTGCGAAAAATGATGATAATTATGTAAGTTCTTCATTAAAATATGAATTATTATTGGAAGATACTGGTGTAATAGGTAGTGGTCGCTTATTTCAAGAAATAAATAATCAATTGAATACATTTACAGATTCATATGGAGAATATATATTTGCGGGTTCATCATTGGATGTAGTAGTAATAAATAATTCAGAAACAAATAAACGAGATATAGAATTAACATTAAATATAAATGTTAATAAACAGTTGTCAGAAGATGGATATTCGGTTCAATTTTTAGAAGATGTTAGTTATAATATATCAAATTCTGAATTTCAATTAGAACAAGGCATATTAAATGTAGGCGATGAGAATGTTCCAGTATTAAAATACAATTTATTTACAGGTAAGGAACATTTATCTACAGTAACTCATGAAAATTTAAATGTTGGTATAATGCGTAA